ATGAAGATGATTGCATACAAATATCGCATTTATCCAACCGAATCCCAAGAAAAAACTCTTGTGGGCTGGTTGGGACAGCTACGATTTGTATGGAACAAATTGTTAGCAGACAACAAAACTCAATATGCTGCTGAGAAGAAGTTTACATTTGGTTTTGACATGAAACGCAAGCTACCGCAAATGAAGAAAGATCATGATTGGTTGGACGCGCCAGCACATGCATTGCAAAATAAAGTGTTTGATCTAGACAGTGCTATGAAGGCCTGCTTCAAACACAAGAAGGGCTTTCCTAAATTCAAATCCAAACATACAGATAACTGTGGTATTGAAATCAGTCAAACCACAAGCAAACACATCAAGTGGGACACTAAATCAATAACCATTCCCAAAATGGGACCAGTCAAGTGGATTTATCATAGACAGATCAAAGGCAGATTGTTATCAATCACAATCAAACGTGATGTGGATCACTGGTATGTGTGCTGTTTGGCCAAACAAGATATTGCATCTGCATCTGCATCTGCATCATTGGAAGTCAAACATCAAGACTGTGTTGGTCTTGATCTAGGACTAAAAGACTTCTTTGTATCAAGTGATGGAGAAGTAGCTGAAACTCCTCGCATATACAGGAATAAACAAAATAAGCTCAAACAGCGTCAGAGAAATTTGGCTCGTAAACAAAAAGGCAGTAACAATCGCAACAAATCTAGAATCAAAGTAGCTCGGTTACATAGAAAGATAAGAAATACACGACTCAACTGGCACCACAATTTAAGTAATTCGATAGCCAAGAATTATCAAGTGGTAATAGTAGAAGACCTCAATATCACAGGTATGATCAAAAACAAGAAGCTGGCTAAATCCATATCAGATCAAGGATGGAATCAATTTATCACTCAATTGGCATATAAGTTGCAGTGGAGAAATGGATTACTACACAAGATCAATCGGTGGGCTGCTAGTACCAAGACCTGTAGCTGCTGCGGATCCAAGAAGACAATGACATTATCTGAAAGAGCATACTTGTGTGCCAACTGTGATAATGTAATGAATCGAGATCTGAATGCAGCAATCAATATCCTAAATTGGGGAATTCAAGAAATCAATACCGCAGGAACTGCGGAAATCTACGCCTGTGGAGATGTCTCTGTTGGGGATGATACGGCCGTATCATCTAGACATGCATCGGTTGAAACAGGAATCATTCCTTCGTTGGAAGGAAGCTGTTGTGTCTTTAGACCAACAGTAGTTCACTAAACGAATATGAGAAGAAGAAATTGGGTGATGCACCGGTATCGATCCGGTCATAAGCTTTTGCTAACCAGGGCCACAACCTGGCGGGTTCTCCAGCTCCCTCGCATCACCATCAAATGTAATATGCAATACATGTGGTGCTCACCGACCTAATCTGGGTTCACAGCCCAGCGATGTGGCACTCAGTAGTGTTGAATAATTATTGGCAGAAGTGACAGGATTCGAACCTGCTCAGGCGTTAGCTCACTGGTTTTGGAGACTAGTCCGTCTCTCCATCTACGGCGCACTTCCATAAATTTTGGTGGGCGCTGATCGGCACCAGACTAGCTCACCACCGATTATTTTATTCTAATTAGTGAGGTTTTCTATACCTCAAACAAATACACAGCAATTGGCTTGTGTTGTTCAAAAGCCAAGGCACAGCGATGATGCCCGTCCAATATGTAATATCTATCATTCTGATTTACCACAACAGGCTTGTCATCAAGCTGTTCTATTACAGGATCTCCTCCACCCCCACCTGTGTCAAAATCCAACCAATCTTGTGTGGCAAACAGTTTACGTTGTTGTACCAGCTGATGTGGATTTATTAGTGTTTGGAACTCATCACTGTCGTGCATATACAGTTGGGATAGAATCTTTAGGACCCAACTGTATAAGTCACCTGAGTCAGCATTGAATTTTTTACTGACTGGTATAGGGTTTGGTTGAACTGTTTCCAACAATTGAGATATTTTCATCTAGTATTTAAATGGTAGCAGGGAGAGCGCTCGAATCTCTGTCCGTGTGGGTATGAACCACAACATCTACCGTCTGATTGTACCCCGCATCAAATTGATGTAATTGTTGGCCCTACAAGGGCAAATGGCTCCTGCTCCAGGTACCGCCCCTGGCCACTTTCGTGTCAATCGGTTAACAGCCGATAGCCTTCGCTTGCCAGCCCAGCAGGATTATATTGGTTCCTGTCGAAGGATCCGAACCTTCCTTATCCGGTTTAACAGACCGGTGCTCTCACCAAGTGAGCAAGACAGGATTACATGATTATTCTAGTAGGTATTTTTTGTATTTGTCCAAGTTTTGTCTAACATAGTCCGGAAGATCTACTTCCTGCAGACTTTCCAATTTCCATGATATCCAATCACGTCCAAGAAGATCCTTACTTTGTTGAACCATGGCAAATGGATCTATTTTGTCTAGCAATTCAGGATTGTTGAATTCTTGATGACTGAAATTGCGTATTTTATTCTTGATCTGTTCCAGATCCATCATGTAGCTGTAATGCCAACCTGCATTATGAAAGTAAAACCAAGAACCAGATCCAATATGGCCTCTCCAATGCGTGGCTGGGTTGTTTGCTAACATATGATGTCTAACTGCCACTGTACAAATCCTATCAGCCCAAAATCCTGTCATCCTATAATTCATAAAACAATAGTAATGTGGCTGTTGGAAGCCAAATTCATGAAAATCTTTTTCATCTGCAGCTTGCCTGATACACGCAGGTTTTATTAGTTCATCACAATCACTGATGATGATCAGATCCATTTGGTCAGCATCCCATAATCCTCTTACAAGGGAATTTCTTTGATGATTCTCATTATCCCAGGGGTCAGGTGTATTGGGCATATCTGTCACAACGATATACCTTATTTTGTTTAGGAAAGGAGTCACTATAGGGTTGTCCATGTCAAAAGTTAGACTTTTACGTGATCCAACAAAATTGTAAGGACTTTCTACAATCACAAAATAATCAACAACGGGGTCATGAGTGTTCAATCTTAATTCCAAGATATCCCATTCTCCGTTGAACATAAAACAATCATAGACTTTGGTCATTACATTTCCCTGTTGTGGAGTTCGGGGAGGGAGTTGCACCCCCGTGTTTAATTCGCCAGATTTGCAGTCTGGTGCCTAGCTACTCGGCCACCCGAACCTATTTTTTACTTTTTGTGGACGTTTATTCTTCCTGGAATCCACCCATCATGAATATAATTGTCTAATTCTGTTTTGTCTATCTTTTTAGTCAATACACCATTGTTTATCCAACAAGTACCAAATTGGCTGTTTCTAACCCCTTGACTGTTACCTCTTTCTTTTTGGGAACGACTCATTTTTTCCTTAGTTTGCACAGTATGACTTTTACCCTTGAAGGTAAATGCCTCTCGATTGGGGTGAGGATCGTCAATTAATCCTTGATGGAATTTGGTATATAGATCTTTTAATGCCTGCGCGCCTTTTTGACCCCATTGTTTTCTCAATTGGGGATCTACTTTTTTGAAGCCGCTTATAGCACGATTTTTTTCATAGGTGAAGTTCAAGCCATTTTTGTTGATATAATCCCAACCACCACTACCTCCCAGCTTGATATTATAGGTATCTGGTCTTTGAATGAATTCTTCATTCACAAGCTGGGCTTCCATGGCAAACATTTCGTCTATATTATCAAAAATATGCAAGATAGTCTTTTCAAACTTATCTGCACCATATTTGGCAATGGCCCTCAATAAGACCTTACCTGACCCCAAATATCCATCATCTATATTGGACGTAACATGGACACCTATGTAGATGGAATTGGTCACAGTGTTTGTGGTTTGGTAAACAATATAATACATCTAAATTCTCCTAGATGTATTTATGTTCGAGTTTCTACGAGACTCGAACATATTGGCGGAATCGATCCGATTCGAACGGATGGAACGCTGTTTAGACGTTCGAGAGATTAGCAATCTCCTAGTTTAGGCCTCTCACCCACGATTCCATTTACTTTATCTACTAGTTTGCACTAGATATGTCAAATACAAAATAAATTGGTAGGGCAGACGGGATTGTATAGTTTGTCAAATACAAAATTTATAGCCTTTTGAGCCTATTACCTTTCATTGCGCATACTTGCGAGCAATAGATACCCTTTTTAGTTTTAGGTTGAACCTCTATTCCACAGTGAGCGCATTGGTGTAGGGTAGGGTTATCATACAACAACCACAACTTATCTTTATGCACATGATAGGTATCACACACGTATTTGATGTATTTTTGCATCATAAGGTGGTCAACCAACACTGCATTACAGGATTTTATCTTGACATAATCAATGTGTTGAGTTCTACCTTTGATCTCATATATCTGAGATCCTATTTTGAAATCGGGCCAATATTTGTGTGAGCGTCCATTGTAAACGTAGGCAAAACTTTCTGTGCATCGAGCTATTGGTTGACCATGCTCCAAATGCCAAATAAGGAATGCTAATTCATATGTTGAACCACAATATATGCCTTTGTAGTATCCTGTTTTGGATCTTCCAGATCCTTCTCTCAATCCACCAAGTTTTACACATGACTTACTGCATGATTTTCTAGGATTTGAAGAAAGGATACTGAATTGTTTGTTACAATTTGGACACGTTCTAGTATCTCTTGGGGCAAATTCCTTGCCCTTTCTATATATGCCGCCAGTTTTGTTTTTGGCAAATCCAACAGGATATTGTTTTGTTTTCTCACTTAATAATTTTTTAGATTCTTCTGTTCTAATTCTACCAGTGTTATTCAC